GCAGTTGGATCAGATGGCAATCTATACTGAGAATCTATTTGTGTAGAACCAGCTTGGAACTGTGGTAATAGCTGACCAGTAAGTTGTAATGCTTGTAAAGGTCTACCTTGTTGATCTAATTGTTGCTGGAATAATCTTGTTAAGCCAGTTTCTTCTATACCTCTACCAGTTTGTCCAAAGCCTGCTAGACTTGCTCTTTCTCTTTCACGTAAATCAGCTAATTGTATACCTGTTTGGCCTAATCCACTGGCTGCTTCTTGCTCTGCCAACCTTTGTCTATCAAAAGTAGTCATAGCATCTCTTTGTGCTTGACTAAAGCCTGCTTGTCTTATACCACCTAGAGCCTCCGCTAAACCTCTACCTAAAGCTTCTTGACGATCAGCTGCACTAAGTCTAGCTCTTGAACCAAAGGCTGATAAACCGCCTGTCTGTATATCTCTTGCTGTTTGTGCAATATCTCTTTTTTTACCAGCTTCTACAACATCTTTTATAGTTTGCTGTACTACTTGATCTTCAAAAGGATTAAAAAACTGTTTTGTCATACTAGGATCAAATTGTCTTACAGAACCCCTTATTAAATCTGCTCTTTCTTTTAGTAGAGGGTCTGCTACACCAAGATCTTCTAAAGCTCTTTTTTGGGCTATTTGTTCTAGTTCACTAAGACCTGCTGTTTGCTGTAGCGGTACATCACTACCAATAAGATTTGCCGTAGCTTGCTGTAACTGATTGATGAAGCCAGGCTGATCTGCAGTACCAAAATACAGAGCACGCAACAGGGGGTCGGTTTGTAATTCTCTAGTATCTTGTTGTGCTAAAACAGGATCAACTTGGCCTCTAACATCTTGCGGTATTGTAGTAACGGGGTCTGCCCCTACATTAGTCGCCACTGCAGCTGGCGTAGTAGGAGCAGGAGGAACGGGATCTGGTGTTATTACAGGTTGAACTGCATCTATTATTGAATCTGGTGTAGGTGCTGAGGTTGCTTGTAATGGTGGTCCAGGTAATCTAGCCATATCATCTGTATTACTTATTCTTTCTATAGACATAAAATCATCACGTCTAGGAATGATTGGTCTTTCTAGTGGTGTAAAGTTTTGATTTATACCACCTACACCGCCTATTGATGGTGGTTCTGGAGGTATTATTGGTCTTTCTGGTATAGATGATATATCTAATGATGGTGCACCTATATTGACTGGTGGTTGTAGTGGTAATGCTGGAGGTAATGCTGGAGGTAAAATTCCTCTAGGTATTTCTCTATCAGCAATATTTCTTGGTGGTACAAATATTTGTTCATCTCTAGGGTTTATTATTGGTAATCTTTCTAAAGGTGTTGGGTCAGGTATGCTTGGCGGTAATACTGGTGCAGGCAAAGGCACTCGTGGAAAAAATGGTATTGTAGGCGGTAAGCTAGGTGCTATTGGCGGTAATATTGGTGCCGCTGGTTCTCTTTGTAAAGCATCTAACAGTTCTCTGTTACGAAAGTCAAAAGGATTACTACCTCTTGCTCTTGTTATTGCATCTCTTAATAATCCCATAATTAACTCATCATATCCTGATAGTTTTCAAAAAACTTCATTAACTTGTCGTTGTTTTTAAATCCTTGTTCTCTATCTGGTTTACCTGTTGGAAAAATAGTAAGGCTGTCTTTGTTTTTTTCTATCTTAAATCCACCTAATCCTTTGTTAGCAGCAGCCGTCATTACAAACTCGCCATCACTTAACATAGCAGGTATATCATCACTTGTTTCTGTACCAGGTCCCTCAGATGGGCCACCCATACGCATATCTTGTTCCATAAATGTCTGTATATCAACATCATTACCCATAGCAAAACCTGGCCTATATCCTAAAGCACCACCATAAGACATTCCTGGCCTTACTCCAACATCAAACCCTTGGAATGTTGGCTGTGGCATTAAATCTGGTCTTACAGATTGTCTAATATCTGCAAGGCCACCAGTTTTTTCTTCCATATCTTCTTTAACAACTTTACCAAATAATCCTGCTAAACCTAACAATGGCAATTGACTAGCAAAGTTACTTCTCCCGCCACCAGACGCTATTTGTTGTAAGTTAGCCAAGGTTTGTGGGTTCATATTAGCTATTTGTGCAGGCGTTAATGAATTTAATTGTTGTTGTGCTGCTGTTGCCTGATTAGCGGAAGCAACTTGGCTTGGTGTGCCACTTCCTAAGCCTAATCTATTTTGTAATCCTGTGCCTGAGGCTGGTCCACCAACAAAACTTGAACCTTTTTTACCAAATAATCCACCAGCAAAAGGACTACTTAAACCTGTTTTAATTGCAGAAAAACCAGTTGTTGCACCGCCAGCTAAAGGTGAAATACCTGGTATTCCTGCTTTACCAATAGCACCTAAAACATTTTTTGCTACAGTTCCCTTCAAACCAACAGCACTTCCTATTTTTCCAATTGTGCCTCCTAAAACGCCTCCTAGAGCAGTACCAACTCCAGGAATAAACATAGCTACTGGTGCTACTTTTTTTACTACCTTTTTAACTTTTTTAAATAATTTAGATAAGAAACCAAATTCTTGTAAACCAGTTAAATTATTTATAGATCCTTGTCCAACAATATACTCAGCAGGATTTAATCCTACGGACTGCATATCTTGGTTGATCATTTGTTGTGTTTGCTCAGATATAACAGGAGGCACCACCATTTCGCCTGGTGCTGCATGTATTATTAATGAATCCTCTAATTGTCCTGCGTCTGCTAATTTTTGTACGTTATCTTCCATAGCTTTTACTAAGTTGTTTGTAGATACCTAAAGTATCTATTATTTACCAAAATTAGCAAGTTTAATAGACGTGGCACCATTATTTCTAACCGTTACTTTGCCTACTGCACTTGTTGCTTGTAAACCATCATCTACAAGTCTTGTACCAATATCTACCCATTCGTTACCAGTATATACTTGTAATACCTCTAATGTTGTATTCCAAATAATACTACCAGCATTAAAATTTATAGTATTTAGCTCATTTTCGCTTACTTGACGTGTATTGTCTAGGTCAACTGACCCTAAATTTATTTCTAGTAATCTAATAAGACGGTTAAAAACATCAGGCGTAACCTCTGTTTGTGCTAACGGAAGCTGAGTTTGTAACAACTTACTCATCTTTTTCCGTCAGTTTTTATATCAATCCTTGTTGCACCTAAACGCCACCCTATAGATAAATTACCGTCATTTGTTGCATCATCATTACTTTCTATTCGTAGGGCCATTTGTCTAGCTCTTGCTCTTATGTGTGATTGTTGTGTGGTGCTAGATATTTCATTTGTAGAATTTGTAGCTAATGAGTCACCTGGAAAGTTTCTTGTTTTTACAACTACATTAATAGAACCGTTGTTAGCATCTTGTATAAATTTAAAATCGGGTATTATTCTTCTAGCAAAAGCAAATTTTTCTCCATCACCTAAATCAAAATCACTACTTTCTATAAATACATTAGTCATAGGAGACCCATCATCATTAAAACCTATTTCTTGACGAAACAAATATGGACTTTCTACAGATCTAGGATAATTTTCTATACCTGAATCTAACCAAGCTGTTCTAACTAACTGACCATAAAACCATAAATTTTCAGCATAGTTATAAATAACATATCTGTCTATTTCAGATGAACTGGATGAGCAATAAAACCAACCTACTTCGTTTTTATCTTTGATAGTAAAAGCATGTATTTTAAACGATTGTGTTAAATTTATATCACCAAATACATAGTTATGTACGGAACAAGGTAAAGTATTGACAGAACCGTTATAAAAGTAAAAGTTATTGTAGCTCATAAAATATACGGCAGATGGAGTAGTTACGGCTGCTTTTGGTCCAATAAGTCCTGTACCTTCGTTAATTAAATTTACAGCAAAAGTAAAAGGCGGACCGACAAATTGCATACTATATAAAGCTGTATCAGTCCAAACTAAAACTTCTTGTCTTGCTTTCACTCCACCTATTATTGATGAACCTGATGATAATCTTAATGAACCTGCCGTATTTGTTGAGAGCGGTTCAAAATCTAATTCGTTTTCTTGATCACTAAAAGCTATTAACATAGGATCTAAAACACCAGTCCTGCTTGTTCCTGATATAGGATCAGCACCTAAAACAATTAAATGTCTATCAACCTCTGACGTTAAAACTTGTAAGGCTTTAGTTGGTACTAGATTTGCACCTGTTGTAGTTGCTAAATTTGTAGCTCTAGTATTTGTACCATTTGCTTCAACCCATCTGAAAATACCGCCATTACGTTGATTGATAATTAAATTTTCGCCAAAATTATCATGTGCCCATAATCTTAGCTGGTTTGTGTTTGATAAAGCTGCGGCTTCTCCAAAAGAGCCCTCACCCCAACCGTTTATACCCCATCCTGTACTGGGTACATAAACATCAAGACCTACATTAACCTGATAAGCACCTACAACCGAAGATCCGCCGTTGCCACTATCAGATGCATTTGCAGTTACTGTAGTGCCAGATGTATCTTTTGCTTCAATAGTATAACTATTTGCGTTTACTATGGTTGCTATTTCATACTCTTGATTAAGTACGGCGGCAGTTATGTTACCTCCTAATGAAGAAGCACCACTAAATGTAACAAAATCATTTTTAACTGCCCCGTGTGCTGTATCTGCAACCGTTATTGTTGCATCACCGTTAGATGCAGAAAAAGTAACATCACCAGCAGATGTTGTAGATCTAATTGGTGTAACATCATTAAAATTATTACCCTCTTCTATGTAATACTTAAGATGTGTACCTAAACCTAAAAACTTTGTACCTTCTAAAGATATCCAAGAGTGTAAAGCTCTAGCTGTACCAAGATATGTATTTGTGGTTAATTTTTCCCATCCACCAAATTTTTCTGGTCTGCCTTTTCTAAAACGCACTAGATTACAATCAAACCAACCACCTTCATTATCGTAGGCTGTTCCCTCTCTGTTAATACCAGGTTTAAATATTGTTTTTTGTAACGGCATACTTATACCTCATGCCATTCTTTGCCTTCAAATAGCAAAGCTTCTGCTTCTCTTCTACGGACAAGGCCTTCAAGAACCTTACCTCCAGCTTTGTTCCAACGTTTTATTTGTTCTGGTACATCATTCCAATCTACATGACTGCTGTTTAATACTTTTAACAAAGTCGAGTTTTTAAGATTCGCTGGTCCTAGATTAAAAGTCCAAGAAACCAAAGCATCAAATTGATTTTGTTCTAGTGACACTTCTACTAAATCATTTACTGCTTGCTCAAATTTTTCCACATCTTCCAGTAATAACATGTCAGCCCTTTCTTGCGATATAGACATGCCTTCTGATATACCATCAGTGGAGCCATAACCTATTGTCCAAACGCCAGCAGC